AGCTTTGCAACCCTTAAAGCAAAAGAAGCTGTATAAGGCTCATTTAAGTTTTAGAGTAGTCGCCCCATCTTATTTGCAAACACGTATGGACTCTTAGCTCCCTTACTTATGTTACAGAATGCGCACGCCACTACTAGGTTATGTATCTCGTTGCTTCCACCTTTGCTTAGCGGTGTGTAGTGGTCTATGTGATGCCCCTTGCTCTTTGTACTACATCCACACCAATAGCATTTATTATTACTCTTCTTTATTAATTCTCTAATCTGTTTTGATGTAGCACTGTTTATGGTGTTGGCCTTCTTGCTTGCTCTTCTCTTATGCCTTGCCTCTGAATAACGAGCCAACGTGTCTAATCTTTTCTCTGGGACTTTCATTCTTCTTTGATGAGCCTCTGCTTTTTGTACCCTTATCTTATCGGCATTGTTATTCTCATACGCCCTTGACTTTGCTTTGTCGCACTCTTTACATCTACATTGCCCTTTAAAGAACTCTTCTGTATATTTCTCTGTACTGCACACGTTACAAAACTTCTTATATGCTGATATCATTATCCGATTCTCTTTATCTATTAATGATATTTGTTTTTTCTTTGTAGCCTTAATCTTTGATATATCTCTTTTGATTGATTTGATTATGCCCTTAACTTCATCTAGTTGTATTGCTGTTAAGCCTTTCGCTATTGCTTCACTCTCTATTTGCTTTAGCTTATAATATCTATTATGCCCCATCCCGTGTATTCGTTTGAATTTAGCTTTATATGTTTTATTATATATTGCTACTTTGCGAAGGTTTATACACTCTCTACATTGAGCGCGATATCCATCGGCTCTTGCGGCGTCTGGTCTAAATAGTTTAATATCTTTTGTTTGATTGCATATAGTGCAGGTCTTCGAGTTTATCATAGTAGGTTCCTAAGCCTATAAATTTATTAGAAGAGATAGGGGCTTAGGATGTCCTATCGCCTCTAATCAACTTATAACATTATAATTATACCATAACTTTCTACCTCTTCACTTTGCTCGCATAATATTTATAATGTCTATCAAATGTTGTATTAAATTTATCTTTGATTACTCTATCGGCTGTTTCCATTCCTTTAATAGATACCATCGAAGTAGGGCTAATGACTGATATCTTTATGATAGGGTATTGTTTATCTGTAGTACGTCTGAATACTTGTAGGCTTCCACTTGTCTTTGCCTTAGCTATGAACGCGCCCTTGACAATTCCTTTGCGTGATTGCTTCAACACCTTTGCGGATGTCTTATAATAAGTCTTAGCGCCCTTTACCTTAGCCACTGATTGAGTAGCGTTGAAGTGTATAAGTCCTATTGGTTTGCTTCTAACCTTTATGATTGACTCATCCCTGCCTTTGCTTGCCTTAGTGATTGTCATCTTCGGGTCTAAGTCCTGCTTCTTAATGTTATAGTATGCCCTTACTACTTTGCTCATCTCACTCTTAACAGTCTTTGCTGTGTCGTTCAGTGTGCGTGTTGATGCCTTGTCGAATACATTAGGGTCTATATTAAACGTTGATGTGTCTATAGTTACCGTCATCTTATGCCCTCGAACAATCTTTTCATTATTATATCTACTTAGTGTGCAATTTCATTAATTGTATGCTCTAGATTGTTAGCTATTACGTAATTATCATATGCTTTAGCCGCTTCTTTTGCTTCATCAAAGCGACCTAAATAAATGTTCTTTCCATTAATTCCTATTCTTGCTACCCAATTATTATTTCTTTTATTGAAACTAACGCCACGGTATCCAGACGTATTGCTTGAGCGAATCTTCCTTGTATTTCTTGATTGTACAGCCCTTGTTGACCATCGGCAATTATACGGTTCATAGTTTTGATTTACATCAATTCTATCTAGAGTTAATCCTTTTATAAATGTTGGCTCCATATCTTCTATAAAATTTTTTATATTTAACCAACTGGCACAAACTTTTATTCCGCGCGCCCCATAGTTTTTATATGCTTTGTTTTTATGATTATTGCATCGTTGGACCATGCTATTCCATACTTGATATAATTTATGGCTCTCTAGCCCATGTATTGTTTTCAAACAGCCACAGCTTTTCTCGCGACTTCTATTGGTATTATGAGTTATGGCTTTAAACTCTTTGCCACAATCGCACTTATAAATTCCGCATCTTCTTTTTTCTTTAGAAGTTTCACTAGGAAATATTACTCCCAAATCTCTAATTAATAATGGTGGTTTTTTCTCTTGATTGTTTAACATTGAAGGCTCCTTACACCTAAAATTTTGAAGAAGTGGCAAGGGTGTAAGGATTGTCTTACCACCTCTGCGAAATTCTAACATTTCAATTATACCATAATTTTATAATTTAAAATTGTCATTCGTTTTTATACCAGCCAGCTTAAACACTCTTTGCATCAATGTCTTGCACTTACCACAATATTCCGCCCTATTACTTTCACTCATCGGCTTAATAATTGTTATTTCGCCTGATTTACACTTTGTGCATTCATATAGATATGTCATTTGTAACCTCTTTTTTGTTATCCATATTATACCGCAATTGCACCCTATTTAAAGGGATTGTCCTTTTGCATATTTCATCAAACTTTTTGCAAGTGAAGCCAAAGTCTTGTATCTTGCAAGTGGTTTGCTTTTATTTTAAGTGACATTCGATAAACTCCCTCGCTTCATCGAATCCATAGCATACCATAGCATCAGCATAAGCAAAGTTATCAACTATGTGCTGTAAGAACTCTTTTTGCTCTTCTGATACCTTTGTATGGCTTGTACTTAGTTTTCCACTCTTGAGTATCTTTTTGGCTCTTTTAAGCTCTATAAACAGAATCTTATTTGGTAACATTACTATAATATCGCTTATGCCTTTAGCTTTACCCATTGATTTAGCTTTAACTGCTTGTATAACTGCTACTCTGCGATTGGTAAAACTTCCTTGATTTTCATTAATCGGTGCAAAATGAAACAATTTTTTAAGCTTTAGCCATTGCACTAGCTTTTGTTGTTCTTGTGTTTCAGTTATCATCATCATCTTCTTTGTGTATTATATAAGTGCTTCCATCTGGCTCAATGCAAGTTGATATGTCAAGCTCCAACTCATAGTCGCACTCTTTGTTCGTGCAGAGTTTTTTATCCCAGTCCCAGCCACCGCCGTGCATATCTGCTATCGTGTCTTTGTTGCATTTAGGGCAGTTACTCATCAATCAATCCTTTCTCTACTACTGTATCTTCTATACGCTCATCTATTAATCTTTTTAGTTTCATAAACATAGATGCTTTTGTAATCTGATAAGCTTCATTACTGCTAGTTCTCGGTTCATCATCCATCTTGTGAGTGTCGCAAATAACTCTTAAAAGTCTTAGTTCACTTTGCGAAAAGTCACCTTTATATAAATCTATCTTACTCATCAAACAAACTCCCAGCCTCTCGTTTACTAACATAGCCATCACACTGCCAACCGACAACAGGTCTGTTGAGGTTAAAAGCCTCGTACTCATTATCTTTAGACTCTCCACTTCTCTGGCACTCTCTACACATAGGTAACTCAGCATTTGGGTTTGCACACTTAGTTAGTTCTGCTTGCATAATTTCTCCTTTATATTTTCAAGTTCAAGTAAAAAAGATTTAGCCTGAGCCTCTTTGTCTTTTCGCTTGTTTCTTTCCACTAGCTTTTTATACTCTTCAGTAAGTAAAACTATATCAAAATGTGGCATATTTGCAAATGCACCAAGTTGATTTAATTAACATAACCCACTGTTGTAGAAAACTTATCTGCAAGTATCATTATTCTGTTTACCAACTTTGTATCCAAGCCAATATTTAACAAATCATTTCTGTTTATTAGCATCTTGCAACCTCCTTAGTCTTTTTGCTTCGCCCATTCTTCTCAAGATATACGCTCTTGTACTAGAAGATATGAAAAATAACACTGTTGATATAGTAGCTACCCAATGTTGTGGCAAGTGCTGAAAAAAAGGAAAGATGAAGTAGATAATCATCCAGCCCACCACGATACCTATCCACTGGTTATGTACTACTTCCATAAAGCTTTCAAATTTAGTTTGCATCAAACAAGCTCTCCTGTTTTTTATGTTCTTTGCTTCTTTTTTCTATGTGCTTTTTGTTTTCGTCAAGATTGTTTATATCCAACTCACGCCAAGCTACCTGTCTCACTGCTCCAATGTTGTTAAACTCTTCACTTATTTCAGATCCACTAAAAAGTTCATGGTTAAACCCTGCTTGTTCAAAACCTATGATTTCACTTCTTGCTCCAGCAAAAGGAAAAAAAACTCTTTGAGAAAATGGTGCTTTTAAAAGTTTTGCTATTTGATAAATCAGCTTTATTGGTTTTAAAGTCGGATGGTTGTTTCCTTTTGGCTCTGATATAAATCTTTGTAAAACTTCATTATTTATGTCAGCCTCTTCATTGCCCTCACGCATAAGCCTATGTGTTTTTTTTTCTATATCTCCGCACCCATGCTCTCTCTCAAAAGTAGAAACTTTAGGACTGTAAAAAACTAAGTCAAGCTCTTCATCTAAGTAACCTATGTGATGCAAGATTCTTGAAGCATCTTCTTCTCCACTCTGCCCATCTATCTTACTTGCACATGTAGAGTCTATGAACATTTGGGATGGGTATCTGCCACCTTCATGGCTTCCTGCATCATATCCATTTAGCCCATCTCCATAAGCTGTAACACTTTTGTTTTTTACTTCTTTCTTATCTCTTGTTTCACTTGTCGGCACCCTTCCCTCATCTATAGCCCATATACTAGGAGAGATAGTCTCATCTCCATTCTCAAAAGCAAAGACATCATCTAAAACAGATTTATTCTTTGTTCTTTTTTGGAATACCATTACTGTTTCAAGGACTTGTTTTAAAGGCGAAATAGAATATTTATAGCCTTCATACTTTTTGCCTAGTTCTGTGTTTGACTCTGTTTCACTCCATTCTTTATTAACCTCTTCTGATTTTGATGTATTTTTACCAAAGCCTTTTACTTTATTTAACCCTGCCCCAGCTTTGCCTATTACACCTGTTGTTTGTTGTTCTACTCCCAACCTCTTATCTATCTGTTTTGAAAGGTCTGTAGCTTTTGGAAAGTTAGATATGAAGTACCAGTAAAGACTTTGCTTTATTTCAAACCCTGCTGCTACTGCATAGTATTGAAAAAGAAAAAGTTGTCTGTCTATTCCAAAGAAAAGTATTCTACCTCCGAACTTTAATTTTTGCTCTGCTACTTTGAAGAACTCTTCCCAGTAAGAATGGTCTGGCATCTCCCATTTCGACATGAAGTCTTTTGCTAGTCTATATTTTGGTTTACCATCTTTGTCTATATAAACTGTTGAGCCTAAAGCATAAGGTGGGTCGCCAAAGATAAAGTCTTGGCTATTATCTGGTAAACTTTTTAGCTTCACCAATGCACATACATTTTCAATCATTTATGTCTCCTATCATATCTTTTTTGTTTACTGTCGAACTTCTTACCACTCGGATATATCTGCACAGGTACAAACATAAAGAGAAGTAAAAAGAGTTGTGTGTATGGGTTCATAGCCCATCTGCTATCTTATGTATAATTTCATAAAGTTTTTCAATCTCAGCATTTCTATATAGATGTATTCCATAACTTTGAGGCTCATTTAAATTATGTCCATTTCTTCTTATATGGTCATGATATGCTTTTTCGGTTAAGAAAAAATTTGCATTATTTTCATTTGCTTCATGTTCTCGTGAGATATTATAAACTTCAACATTAAGCTGACTGGCTTCATAAGAATCTTGTAAAGAGTATAGAGAATCATGTTCCTTTAGCATTTTACTTCTCGAATATAGCCTATAACATCTTTAACTCTCTGCCACTTCATAACCTCTGAAAACTCTATGTGTTCAAGTTCAAAGTTTTCAAGTAGTACCTCTGTAAACTCTCTGACATCATCACGGCTTAAACCAAGCGCGTCAAACGATTCGTATTCGCTTTTTACCGTGTTTGATATTCCGTCTTCGTTGTCTTCATCATCGTTGAGCCACGGGAACTGCTCTTGCAGTAACTCTATGACTTTGTCTTTTATGTCGTCTCTGTGCATTTTAGTCCTTTATTTTGTTTTGTAAACTAGAAATTAATACACTAAAGATTGTGGATAAGTCAAATTCTTCCGAAAAATTATCTAAATCTAAATTTTGCAACGCTTCGATTACGTTAGCTCTCACAATATTAATATTTTCTTTAATTGTTTTTTGTACTTCATTATAGACAATTAAATCATCTTTTGGCTTATGTCCCCAAGCATCTGGCTTATCATATACAAACATATTTAATGCCGTTTTGCTGTTAAGATTTTCTTTTGTTTTTTGTTTTAATAGCTCCAAATCTTCATCGGTTATCAGCTCCCTAACAAACCCATATCCTAAATTATAAGACATATTTGTCAACAATCTCTCTTTAGTTCTATCGTCCATAAGCATTCTATTAAACTCTTCTTTTGCTATCTTGGTCATTTCTTCTTGGCTTAGATAATCTTCTATTTTTATTTCCATCTTCTATCCTTTTCTTTTTATACCCTAATTTTATCAGCTTCTATCATTTCTTTTAGTAGGGTTAGTGTTTTAGACATTAGCTATTTCCTATATTGTTTAATTCTTCTTCACTAGGGTAACTTTCTGAGTACCATTCCCAATTATCAACACCACCTCTCTCTAAACTTGTTAATATTAAGTCTCTTTCTTTGAGATATTTATAATCTTCTTTTGTTAAATTAATATTTTTAGGAACAGATAAAACATATTGATTTTTAACTTCTAAAATCTTTTTAGAATATAATTCAAGGTTTTCTTTATTATCCTTTTCAATATCTTCAAATTTAGAAATTCTGCATTCTATCTCATTTAGTATTTTATTCTTTAGCTCAATAGATTTATCAAGTTGCACAATAGCCATAGATTTACTAGATAAAATTTCTTCTTTTTTGGAAATATCATTATCCAACATCTTTATCTTTTTAAATTCAATAGGCTCATTGGCTAATAGTCTGTTTTCAACTATGCAAAGAACACTATTTTCGATATCTTCTAAGATATTTATAACTTCTTGGTACTCTTCACAAGTATGTCTTGTTGGAGTTCCTTGATTTCCAACCATACACTCAGTACACCATTGACTACCTTCCAAATCATCTCTAAATCGTGGGTATACTTTAACTTCTGAAAAATCATCTGATATTTTTCTTAAAACTTCGCATGGTGCGTTCATGTAGTATTTTACTTCTTTCATCTTCTATCCTTTTCTTTTTATACCCTAATTTTATCAGCTTTGGAAGTTAAAGTCCTTGATATACATCAAGAGTTTTAAAATATTCTCTAATTTTATCGCTAATCGTCCCGACCTCAACTAGTTTGTTATCTTCACACTTTTTACAAGTATGGCGATGTCCGTCTCTTGACATGTAGTTTTCTTTGAACTGATAGAGCCTCTTTTGCTTTTTGCAGACTTTGCAGGTTTTGCAGTTTGTCATTTGCTATCCCCACTGCTCAGCCATAGCTCTTGCAATACCGGGGAAAGTCTTACTTCTTAGTTTTGCTCTCTCTTCTTTTGGTAGTTTAAAGGCATCTGCATACCATGATGCCATAGTTTTCCCACTTTTGAACTCTGTTCTTGGTGGCACTTCAACTATATTTGTTGGTTCTAGATTTGAAAGTCCTTTTATCCATAAACATGTTTTCTTTTCAAACGCATCACCAAACTGAAAAGGATTAACTATCTGATTTGGCTTCCTCCACTCACTCGACATTATTCCTACAGGGTTTTCAATAACTATTTTTTCACAATCTGCATTAGCAAACATCATAAAAAAATCAATAGCTTCATCTCTATCTTTATGCCTTTGTATTGCTTTCTCTCCATACTTTTCAATATTAAACCATCTATTGCCTGTAACTGTCAAGTAAGTACATGGTGGAAATGCAATAATCATATCCCACTCTTGTTTTAATAACTCTGTAACATCTTGCTGTAAGTGCCATTCAGGATGACCGCCACTACACTCCACTATGTCGCACGAATATGCCTCGTGACCCAACGCTCTAAACTCTTTTGTAACAGCTTGACTTTCTTCGCACGCTACTAATATTTTCATCTCTCTATCTCCCTATCATCTTTTTAACTTCATAGCTTATCGCTTTGCATTTTTATAAAATATTCTCTTAAAGCACTGTATATTTTAGGTCGCTCTTTTTTATATGTTCCGATTGTTTGTCTGGTTAAGCCATAGAAGTTGGCTATGTTTGTGTTAGTTGGTTTCATTTTTTATCCTTAAATGATGATTATTTAGTTTTAATCTTTTTACTTTTTGATAACCAAGTACATAACTATCACCAAATAGCTTTATTCCAAAAAAATCACAGCGTGTAATATCTTTTTTGCATACCGTTCTATCTTTTCCGTGATGTATTATTATATCCCCAACTCCAATAAGGTTCTTGTGAACCTCTTCTAGCGTAAAGGCGTTCATTTATATCGCCTCTATAACAATTTCTACTTCTTCATCATAGAAAGCTTCATTTGCTATTTTATTAGCAAATGAATTCGCGCCCTTTAATGTCTTACGCACTTCGTATGAAATCTTCCCACTCTTTCCTCTTATTGTTACTTTTAAATCTTTCATCTTTCAGTCCTTTTGTTTATATGTAGTAATTATAGTACAAATATTTAACAATGTCAAGGGTTTTGTAAAAGAATTTAACTATTTTGGCAGCATCTTTTTAACTTCATAGCTTATCGCTGGTTGGTTACTGTATTTTTTCATAACTGCGTCTTTTATTACTTGCTCTATTTTATCAATTATATCTTTGGAACTTAGAGCGAGTCGGATGCCTATTAGCCATTTGCCACCGCCGAGTTCGTCTAGCACATATATCTCTTGCTCTGTATAAACGCTAGTACCGTCTATTTTTTTAAGATTTTTATATTGCACATTATCAAAGAACTCTGCATCACTTGGATACTTATCTCTGTTATCATACGTATGCTTAAACATCATACAGCTTTCGTCATAAAACTTATCGTACATAGCCTTTGCTTTCTCTCTTGTACCTGCCAGTAAGTTGTCTGTTTTTTCGTTCTTAAACCTCTTAGCAGTCATTGCTATTCTATCCATTGCGTTTTTGTATTCGTATTCGCCACCGCTTAGAGCTTTGAAGAACTCTATGTATTTATTTTCTGGTATTTCATTAACATAGCTTTCAATTTCACTATCTATAAACATACCACCACTTATGTTGAGCTTTTGTTTTATTTCTTGAACTAATTTATTTTTCATTCTGCAAACCCTTGTTGTTTTAAAAATTGCAACGGCGTAAGTCCCGTATGAGATGTTATTGCATTTAGTTTCTCATAATCAGTTGGTGTTTGATTCAAATAGCTTTCAAACTTAGTTCCGTATAGCGTTTCAGGTCTCAGATACTTTTGCATATCTGTACCGTACCACTCAGCAAACTTAGTGATGTGAACTTTTTTGAAGTCTTCTAATGTGAAGCCGTCTTTTAGTCTGGTCTTTACTAAAGTTTTAGTTTTAGCTGAGGTGTGTTTATAGTTTGTTCTACATACTTGGTTTAGGTGTTCAACTATCTCAACAATATTACTTACTAATTGTTCTTCTAAGCAATTGTTATTCTTAGTAGATTGTTTATTCTTAATACGTTGCGATTTTCCCAAGTTGGGGTTTTCCACATTTGGGTTTTCCACATTTGGGTTTTCCACATTTGGCTCATCATCTAAATAGTAAGTGCCTGAACCGTCCACGTGTTTTGTATATGTAACATATCCAAGCTCTTTTAGTTCATCAAGTGAACTTTTAACACTTGCTTCACCGTCTTTTTGTTGTTTTGCAATACTTCTTATAGTGAAGTTCCATCCCTCAGCCATTGAAAACATATAACAGAATAACCCTTTAGCTTTAAAAGAGAGTTTTTCATCTCTTAAAAAGCTGTTTGAAACTTGAATATAGTTTGATTGTCTTTTTTTAATAGTTGCCATTACTATATCTCCCAATAACTGATACATTCTTTTGCATCAAACTCAGGATGTGAATTATCAACATCATCAAAATCTATGCTTTCTTCTTGTGACAAATACTCATTTACCGCTAAAGTCCTAAACCATTTTTTATCTTCTTTTGTATATACATCATGATTATAACTTTTACAATGATTAATAATATAATTGATAAATCTTTTTTTATATATTCTTTTTTTCATCTCACATCTCCAATCTATACTCAGCAATATAACTGCCATTGTTGATATTAACTTGCTTAGACATTACATCATACCCAGCACGTTTTAAATCGCTTACACGACTTCTAAGGTTCATGCCAAAGCCTAATCGTTGAGCCTCTAAACAAGTTAGACTCGCACCTGTTTTGAGATACTCTAGTATTTTAGAGTTTTGGGAGTTTTGCTTGAAGCTTTTTATAGTTCCTTGCATTACTTATCCTTTTTTATTTTTACTATCTTTTAAAATTAAAGTGCTTATATAGTGAGAGCGGTTTTGTATTTCAACTCTCTCTTTTGTTGCACTATCCGCCAGTTTTATAATTTCCTCATCTAAAGAAAGTGTTATTATCTTCTTTGCCATTTTATTCCTTTTTATAATTGATTAAACGAATCATATCATTAAATTTATTAAATTAAACTTATTTAAACTTTATTCATAAATTAATAATGCTTTAAGAATTGTTTGTATATAATTTTTCCATCGGTTCACAAAAACCACAGGCGAGAGCCTTAAGCGAAAGCTTTAAATGACTGCCACGAGTGTGATGCAGTTTAGGGGGTAGCCACCAAATAGCTTTAAGATTTCTATGAGCATACAGTGTACTCGCAAGGTACATCCAGCCTAACTACTGGAACCACTGGTTTCTAGGTCATGAACTAGATTATGTATGTTCTTAGAAGTCTTAACATCCATGGTAAGCTGCAGCTGAGACATGGTTCTACTCTATTTTGATATTATAGGCAAGAGGTAAAACAAATTAAATATCAACAATAGTAAGGATGGATGCAACACCACTAGTTCCTGTGTATGCGGGAGGTACTAGAAATTTAAACTTACTAGCGTGTAAACTTTTGATGGAGTAGTAGTGACAACACTCAGGACTAGCACGATGGAAACTTTGACACAAACTCGTTAATGCACTTTGAGCGAGATAAGCAACTAGCCTTCTACTACTTCACAAAGAGTTTTAACTTTTTGATGTAGCATATTTTAAAACTCAGTTTCGAGCGGATATGTTACACAAAAAAGTTTAAAGGATATAGATATGGAACGAGAGTACACATATGCTGAACTATGCAGAATGAAGAAGAGATTAACAAACTTTGTGCTGAGTACGGACAAAGTGCAAATGACTTAATGGATAGGTTGAAGGAGATATGATGATTGAGACATTCACTATAGTCATTATAGCCTTAGCCATTGCTGGAATAGCAATTACTGTACGGGATACGTATAAAGAAGATTAATGAAAGGAGATATGATGAATATATCTAAAGAGTTATTGAGTGAAGTTTTAGATAAAGAAGTAACAAACATAAAAATGCACCACAGCAACGATGAGTATATTTACTTTGATTATATAGGAAAGCAAAGCAGACTAGCAAATGAAGTTTCTATTGACATTTATAAATTAGCTCATAAGTGTAAAAAGTGGGCTACTGAAAAAGGCTATGAAATAGTCGAAACTGCTTTTATGATTAGAATTAAAAGAGTAGGACAAGATAAGCAAAAGATATGGGAATATCCAAGAGAAATGCAAGACGCTGGTATATATTTCAGTCCTTCTTTTACTTTTAAAGCTTGTCAATGGATACTAGATAATAAGGACAAACAATGAATAACCTACTAAACAGATTTGAAAACTGGTGCCAGAAGATGGCAGAGAGATGGTTTTAAAATGAAACACTATAAAAAAAGAACACTTCTTTGAGTAGGAGGGGATGTTTATTTTTAACTTAAATTCGTTCAGTGTAAAAATCAAATAAGGATGAGAAGATGGATATTGACGAAAAAAACGCAATGCGCGAAGATATGCTAAAGGATCAACATCACGAACGAATGATGAGAAGTAGCATAGAGTATTTTTGTGAGTACACGCTTGAAAACTTATACATCACGCCTGAAAAAACAAAAGGACTGTTTTTGTTTGACGTGGTAGACGAGATTAGGAAGTACTGTATCAAGTACGAGCAAGATTTTAACGAGTTTTTAGATTTTTTGAAGGAGATATGATGTTAGAGAAGTTTGAAGAGTGGTGCGAGAAAATGGCGGAGAGGTGGCTGTGATGAAAAGTGTATATGACATAAAACAAGAGTTCTTCGCAATACAAGAACTTTTAGAAAATGAAGAGTTTGACGAAATTACAGGCGAGCTTATTGACAATTCTGAAGCGATACAAGAGCTACTAAATGAGATACAAGAGGATAAAGCAAATAAAGCCGACAATATAGCTTATTTGATAAATCAAGCCAAAGGTAGCCAAGAGGCGATTAAATGTGAAATAGACCGCTTAAATGAACGCAAAAAGATGTTTATAAGACAAGAGGAGAGATTGAAGCAACTCTTGGATTTTCTTCTTAATGGCGAGAAACTAAAAACAGACAAATTTACTTTCAGTTATCGCACTTCACAGAGCGTTGAGATTATAGATGAGAGTTTGATACCGGCTGAATATTTGGTAGTGAAAGAAACTTTTACTCCAGACAAAAAAAAGATTAAAGAAGCTCTCGCAGATTTTAATGAAGTTGCAGGTGCTAGAATAGTTGTTAAAAAGAATTTAGGAGTTAAATGATGACAGAAGCAGAAAAAGCCAGCAAAGAGTTTGATGAAGCTATGGAGCTAAATGGCAAAAAGATTTTATACAATGGGATGGAGGTTAAAAAATGAGTGACTTTAAAAAATTATCAGAAATTGATGTAAGTAACAAAATAGAGAAAAAAGGTCAGTTTTCTTATTTGTCTTGGGCGTGGGCTTGGAGCGAATTTGTAAAAAACTATCCAGATGCGACTTATGAGATAGTCAAGAATGAGTTAAATCTGCCATACTTCAATAGTGACGCCGGCGGAATGGTTTACACTAAAGTAACAGCGGGCGGACTTACACACGAAATGTGGCTGCCGATAATGGACTACAAAAACCAAGCTAAAAAACAGTTTGATATGATGGATGTCAATAAAACAGTTATGCGCTGCTTGGTTAAAAATTTAGCGATGTTTGGATTGGGTTTATATATTTATGCAGGCGAAGACTTGCCAGAGGTCGAGGTCACGGAACAGTTAATAAGCGAAGCACAGAGAGTAGAGCTGTCAAAGCTAATACAAGAAACTAACTCAGACTTAGCAAAGTTTAATGACACTTTTGGGATTAGCACGCTGGCAGATATGCCCGTTTCTTATTTTGAAAAAGCCAAGGCACTTTTAGTTAGTAAAAAGAATAAAAAGCCGAAGCAAAATGAAGCTAAATCTTAAAAAGCAATACGGGCAGCTTGTACCATATTCTAATGAGGACAAAGAGAAGCTTGATAAGCTCAAGGACGGTGCTATTTACGAGATTGACATAAAAGACGCAGATATGAGAACAGTCACTCAAAACCGCGCAATTCATTTGTGGTGCGATATGCTGGCTAACACTATGAACTCCCAAAATATGATTATCCAAGATGTCATAAAACTTAACACAAAATGGGATATGCTAAAAGTCAAAGAGATGATATTCAAGCCCGTTGTAAAAAGTTTATACACTAAAGATAGCACGACAAAGTTAAATAAAGATGAGTTTGAGCTTATTATAGATACAGTTATAAGAGCTTTGAGTTATAAAGGGGTTGAGAATATACCCGACTTTCCAGACCGTAAGAGTTTGGAATTTGAAAATAAAAAGGAAAAATGATGTTTAATAAAATTATTTTAGTTGGAAACTTAACTAGGGATTTAGAAATGCGTTATAGTGCATCAGGTGTGGGTATTGCAAACACTGCAATGGCGACAAGCCGAAAGTTCACTGTTAACGGAGAGAAAAAAGAGGAAGTTTGCTTTGTAGATATTACATTCTTTGCCAGAAGCGCAGAGATTGCAAATCAATATCTACGCAAAGGCTCAAAAATTTTAGTTGAAGGTCGCTTGAATTTCGACCAGTGGGTAGACCAAAACGGACAGAAACGCTCAAAACACTCTGTAATTGTTGAAACTATGCAAATGCTAGATAGCAAGCAAGACGGGCAGTCAAACAACGGTCAAGCAAATCAAGCAAATCACACGGCTTATAGAGAGCAGCCTAAACAAATGCCGGATAAGAGCTCTTTACAGGAGATTGATATAGATGAAGATGATATCCCTTTTTAAAAAGGATATTGACATATTAATTCCGTTTTAGCATAGACAATCTGTCTAGTTTAATAACACTTTAAGTATAGATAGTATATACTTTTAATATATAAACAAAAGGACGGACGAAATGAAAACTTTAACAACAAAAGAAGCTAAAGAAATTTTAGTAGAGGGTTTAGGAATAACAGAGGACACTGTTTCACTAAGTGAAAGAAAAGGCTACAAAGCTGCAATCAAGTTTGTAAAAGAATGGAGTCATAAAGTTGAGTTTTTGACTTTTAACGATGGGAAGCTTGGTGATGAGTGTAATGTTAATATTAGAACTTGTGCGGTAGCGTAGAGGTGAAAAAAACAACATATAAAGACCTCGCCGAATATCTCGGCGTGAGCGAGAGTGCGGTAAAGCAGTATAACCCAAAAAAACGTGAGTTAATGATTATCGGTTTAACCGTTAAAAAACATAAACTAAACGCTAAGAAGGACATAAAATGAAAGAGCTACTAGGCAGATTTGAAGATTGGTGCCAGAAGATGGCTGATAGGTTATTCTGATGGAATTTTTACAATACGTAAGCATAGCTATTATGGCTATGATAGTTAGTTACGTTCTAATGGGAGGACTACAATGAGTGAGCTACTAAAAGAGTTTGACGACTTTAGCTATGAACTGTATGTTCTTCGTATGAAGCTGTTAAACTATAAAATGAATATGGAGAGATAAGATGAATGAGTTTATAGTATGGTGTAAAAACAAGAACGAGTGGGAAGCAGATGAGTGTGTTTTAACAAGAGACGGAAAATTAATAGACATAAAGTATATGAAAGAACTAAATCTCGAAAATCACACTATCTACCGTTACATAGGTAAAACAGACATAGAAGGCAACAAGATATATGCTGATTGTAGTATTGTTGAGTTTGAATACTATGATATGGATGTTGATAGTGGATGGGTAAAAGCAAAAAGTGTTATTACTTTTGATGATGAAGACTTAATGTACCTAATTGCCATTGATGGAGAACTTTGTAATTTTAAACAACATGATATTGTAAACCTAAGAGTAATTGGTACGCTGCAAGAAAATCCAGAGTTATTGGGAGATAACAAATGAGAATATACACAAAAGAACAGCTTAAAGGTTTAAGCAAACAAGAGTTGCAGTTAAAGCTAGATATGGTCAATGGCTCTATTTATCTAACAGATGAAGAGATTATCGCAAATAGAGATATGATACAACTTGCACTAAACAATGGAGTGAGATACCCGATTGACGAAGTTATGCTAGACATCAAGGCAGGTGCTGCCGATATAGATGATATGGAGCTGAGATGAACAATATACTTATGAATATTGAAATGACGAAAGCTATCTTAGATGGTCGCAAGGTGCAGACTAGGAGAGTATTTAAAGATGATGAAGTTATAGATACTTTTCTTAAAAATGGTGGAGAGTTAAACAAGATTTGGGTTATTGATAAATACTCTAAATACCAAATAGGCGAAACTATATGGGTTAGAGAGCCAGCCAAAGTAATAAGCTCTATCTATGATGGAACAGTAAGAGCAGAATACATTGCAGACGGAGAAACGACATATTTCAATGTGGGAAGATTTGAAAAAGATGGTGTTCTTCCAAAATGGATAACTAATTGTCAAGGCATACCAAACGGATGCATAAAAGAAATGGCTCGCATCTTCTTAAAGATTACTAATGTAAGAGTTGAAATACTCCAAGATATTACATTTGAAGATATATTTAAAGAGGGCTTTGATGGAAAAGTATCTGACTATTTTATCAGCACTAGGTATAAAGAAAAGGCAATTACGGCAGATACTTTAAAAGAACTAGAAATACTTAACTGGTGGATTAGTGTATGGGATAAAACAGCTAAAACACCTTACAAGTGGGCGAATAATCCGTACACTTTTGTAAATGACTTTGAAAGGGTAGAGAAATGAATAAGCACGACATAGAACACTTAAAAGATAGTTTTAGTAGATTAAGATTTTTATCAAGATTTTACAAAGTCGAAATTACAGCTTTTTCGATAATGGCTATATGTTTATCGGCTTTTGGGTATATGGTATGCGGTTGAGTTCAGGAGCTAGAAAAGACCTACTTGTAGTAAAGTTTTGTAAAGCTATGTTTGACGTGGCAAAGCAGGACGAAACTATTGCGGATGCAGATATATCCAGTTGTGAGCTTGATAACTACATAGAAGACAAACTTGTAGCACTGAGTGATAGATTACAAAATACTATCAATAAAGCTTACAAAAATAATGGCAGCGAGTTATCGGCATGGGTTAGTAAAAATCTTGACAGACGTATTGGGCTGACACTTACAAGGATTCAAGCACACTCTGTTAATTTAGAAATGCTGGCTTTGTGGGTTTTATTTATAAACTTTTGTGAGCGAGATAAGCCCGTAGATGATTTATTTTCTGAGTGGTTAGAGCCTGAACAGTATCTAAATGTTATCGAGCTTTTAAGCCATACAGAGGTCGCTAAACTTGAGGGTGTGATGTTTGACCTTAGCTATGAAATAATTAAGAATATAAAGGATTAAAATGCTAATAAACAATACACATATCTCCGATGCTCTTGGCGTAGATTTTAGAGAGGCGGGAACTACATTCGCGAATGTGTGCAAATACGTTACAGTTGTGCAAAGGAAGCCGAAAAATAATCCACGGATAAAGTTTATAGGAGTTAAGCACTTTGACCTAGATGAGGCTATCGAGGTAATTGGCAAACTTCCTACATCTAAGACTAGAGTTAGAGACTTGGCGCGGCTGATAGAAGTGAAGTTAAGGCTTAAACAGCTTTAAGTCTTCTCTGCTTCTTGAGTCGATGTGCAGCCAACTTATATCAGTTTCAATTCCTCTTATTTTAGAAAACATTCTTTGATTTGACACTACAAAGCTTCTAACCTCATCAGCTGTGTATTGACTGAAAACTGCGTCAATCGCTTTACCGTATGAGTGCATACTTGTTAATGAGTAGTAAGGGCTTTGTGGAGTTCTTAATCCACTCCAGTTTCTATCTCCGCCCCAGTACCAATTATTAATCGTCATTGTTCCATGCGGAAAATTCTCTTTTATCGTGTCAATCGCTTCTATGACTCCACTGTCGAAAATCTCCCATACTTTAGCATCTCCCATTTTCTCGTAATCTTCTTTACTTACAAGTTCATAAGCTTTGAAATATTTTGATTTCATTTTTTACCTCTACTTACAAGCCATCTTAGTCCAAATACTCCTGCAACTATTCCAGTAACTAAAAGTAAATACCATTGAGGTGTCTTATCAAGAGTTTCAAACCCTTTTAGTACAGCCTCTTGAGTTTGTGGAAAAAATGCAAGTATCAAAGGTACACTAAATAAAATAGTTAGATATTCGTCTTTCCAAGAAGTTTTCATGTCTTGTTGAGCATTTGTATCCCAATTTGCCTCTATCTGCATACCTTGTTTAGCAAGCTCAGTAGCAACATCAACCTTTTTTAAATTAAGTTCATGCTGTCTATCTTTCTCTTTAGCATCTAGTTCCACTTCTAATGTTTTTCTTTTTTGCCATTCTTCAATAGGTGCTTTAACTATATCAGTAATCGGACTTAAAATCTCTGTAAACCATCCCATAAATTACCCCTTTAATTGAATAAGAAAAATAATCAAGCCGACTATTACAGTGGCAACACTAGCTCCAACCCACTTTGCTATTTGAACCATAATAGTATAAGCTCTATCGCCATTATTAGCTCTCACTTCTATTATTGACTTTTGAGTATGTAGGGCGTCTATTCTAGTGTGTATTAACTTATCAGCTTCTTTTAACTGTAAGTGTCTGCTTTCATTTCGTTCTTCCATAACTCTAACATCTTGCTGAACTTTTGCAAGTAGCTCTATACTGTTTGCCATTGAGCTTATGCTTTGATTCATTTGATGCACATCTTTGCTCATTAATAGCATTGAGTCTTGAGTCTTTCTTATTGCGTCTTCTAGTTTGTCAAGTCTTGCAGTTTCTGGCATTTCTGCACCTTTTTTTAAATTTCTTCTACTGTTTTATACTTATCTGAGTAGTTAAAAAACTTTCTTCCGAATGCCCTTACAGATAAATAATAGGCTAAAGCCCATGTGTGGTAGTATGGCTTTTTGATAAGCTCAACTTCTGAAATATCAATTCTCATAAATCTGTAAAATTCTTTATCTGCTTTTTTTCTATCATTTTCATCTTTGCCAAGCCAATAATAAAAATCATGCTGATTACATGAGGCTTTAAAAATGAAGTCTGGTGGCTTAATGAAAACACCTTTACCACCACATCCATTACAAATAATACTTTTTTGATTATCTGTAAGTTCACTGTATCTTAACATTATATAGCCTCTACCTCAGCAATAGTTGTTGCCACTGCTAAGGCTACTTTACGGTTCTTTTTAGTAAACTTATTAATACTCGCTTGACTTCCTATTGTAAGCAATAGTCCGTCAGATTCAGCATCGGTAAGGCTATGTTCAATTCCATTAACATCCCAAATATTATGAGTAACTGCACTCGCCATTCTATTTAACCTAACATACCCTTCTATTGCCGTTACACTCTCAGCCCCGCCTATGAAGTTGAAGCCTAAATAACTAACTGATTGTGATTCGGCTAATATATAATCAGATTCTATCTGAGCTAACTTATATTCTTTGGCTACTTGTAAAAGTTCAACCTCTGTTCTAGGTATAGGAGTTCTTTTTAACACTAAATTAATAGCGTCAACTTCTTCTACATAAGTATATAATCTACCATTTGGTATAGGTTCTTCTATAAGCTCAAAAACATCTAAACTATTAAGTGTTTCAACATTGTCAAATACTTGCTTTGGGTATCTAACGCCATTTACTACTATCTCTTTTGATGAGTAGAATGTTTCATTTGTGTTTTTATCTAAGTACATCTAATTTCCTTTTATAAGTTTTCTTCACATACTAGATAACTGTTTTCTAATATTTCCCAACCATCTGCAAACGATGCAGTATAAACAGTATCTACAGGAGCAGTGTTAGAGTTCCCACCCAATAAATATACCCTATCCTTAGTTACTATTGCTTGACTTATCTGTAGTACACTAGATAAAGAAGTTCCAGTTGTCCAAGCACCTAATGTACCGTCAGTGTTAATTGGAGCAGTATAGACTGTTGATACAGCCCCGGCTGTATAGCCACCAAGTAGAAATACTCTACCCTTAGTAAGTATTGCTTGACTAGAGCCTAATACACCAGGTAGTGAAGTTCCAGTAGTCCAAGCACCAATAGTACCATCTGTGTTAATTGGTGCCGTGCGTACTGTAGCTAAGTATGAAGTTCCATCATACCCACCTAACAAATAAACCCTACTTTTAGTAATTATCGCTTGACTTTCCGCCAATGCACCAGGTAAACTTGTTCCAGTTGTCCAAGCACCTAGAGTACCGTCAACGTTTATTGGAGCGGTGTAAACAGTTGATACCCTAACAGTAGTAACTCCACCCAATAAATAAACTCTGTTTTTAGTAACTATTGCTTGACTACCTCTTAATACACCAGGTAGTGAAGTTCCTGTTGTCCAAGTACCTAATGTACCGTCAGTGTTAATTGGAGCGGTGTACACCGTAGATACAGCAGAGCCAGTATATCCACCTAGTAAATACACTCTATTTTTAGTTACTATTGCTTGACTTAAAGCCAATGCGCCTGGTAAACTTGTACCTGTTGTCCAAGTTCCAATAGTGCCATCAGTATTTATTGGAGCTGTATATACGGTAGCTACCCAAGCAGACCCATTATATCCACTAAGTAAATAAACCCTATTCTTTGTAACTATCGCTTGACTATAAGCTAATGCACCAGGTAAACTAGTACCTGTAGTCCAACTAGTTATATCGCTTACTGTTGTTGTTTTTGTTATATTATTTTTATGGTATTTATTTTGGTAAATGGGGGTACAACTCACACCCTCATCAGCTATAACACTATGTGTTAATATCTTATCCATATTACACCATCGCCGCTGAAGAAGTTAAGTAAACAGTAGTGCCATCACACTCATAGCCTATTACATAAATACCTGCCGTACTGAGTGTAGTTGCTAAACCACTTTTAGCTTTTATCATTGTATCAAAGCTTATTGCATATGCCCCTGTATTATCAAGTATTATAGAGCCAGATTGAGCAGCTAAGTTTGTAAATGTCAAAGTACCTAGCGCAGTCGGAGTGCTTTTAAACTTATTCGTTACCGCTAAGTCAAAAGACAAATCGTTATCAGTTGTTATGGTGCTTCTTTGAGATACTGAGAATGTATTTATTACATTTGTTGCTGGGTGTAGTATAGCACTATCCAAGTGAGTATCTATCTGAGCATGAGTGTTTGTGCCTATGTTTGTAAGTAATGTATGGTCTGTTACACCTGCAGGATTTGTAATCCAAGATATATCTGTACCATCTGAGCCTAATACTTGCCCATTAGTCCCAACCCCTAATCTCGCTGTCACATTGGTAGCATTACGGATAATAACATCACCGCGAGTAGTCATAGGGTCAGCAAAACCGCTAGATAACCCTGTTAATAAACTACCGTCAATTGCGGGTAATTTACCTGTGCTGTCCGTTTGGACTAATTGAGATAGGCCATTAAAAGTGTTACCTGCTATTGTTGTATTGGCATTATATGCTTGAACTGTACTACCTATATCCGCATCAACTAAGATAGTAGCATCATAAGCTTGAACCGTGCTTCCTATGTCCGCATCTTTCAGAATTGTAGCATCTGCTGGCTCATACACACCCGTGTGGTTATGTGTCGTGTCCGATTTACCAGCCAAGTCGCTAATAATCTTAGATGCACTGAAGAGCTCAGTTGTTGTTGTGCCTGTATCATTAATTAGCCTATGTTTTGCATCGTCTATTACGTGGCTGTCATAACCAGCCTTTTGTGTTGTAGTAATTATACCCATTATCTATCGCTCCATTCAATAAGATTTTCATCAGTCCACGCAATAGCGTTTTCATCTACCCAAACAACTGGAACAGCACCCCCGCCCAAAAGCTTCCTAAAAAAGAAAAACATTAGCTGATACCCAACTGAGTAGATACTGCAAAAGTATAGGTTAATCCCTCAACCATTATGAATGTTGAGCCTTGAAGCAATTCGATAGACTGACCCGTGGTACCCGCCGTATAAATTAGACCTGTAGCCGTTGCCGTTGTTTGATTGAATGTCATATTGGTTTCATTTAGGGAAGCTGGGGTATATGTCCCGTCAACGCCTTTTGCCACATAAAACAATTCTGTTGTGTAAGTAGGACTGTCCCACACTGCAAAATCAAAATAAGTAGTTAGTTGAATATTATCAAATATGCCGGCAAGTTCAAATTTCTGAGTTTGTATATTTGTTCCGGTGTAAACTATATCTACATAAGTGCCATCTAAATAAGGACAATTATAATCAGTATCTATTGCTATTGCTGGACTATGTGTGCCGAATGGAATATCAACTAAAAATACTAAGTCTTTATAAACTTTCATTACACTATTGGTTTCGTCCAAAGTGAATGAGTAAACAGGGTCTGTGGCTGTGCCACTACCAATAGTAATAGTAGCATTTGCACCAAGTATAACCGTTTGATGTGATGTCGGAGTGTAAGAAGTTCCGCTTGCAACGATTGAACGAAGCACTGGAGCGTCAATTTGTTTGAGGTCGTTACCTGTAATGGTGTTTACATTTTTCATAGTAATTCCTTTTTGATATTATAGCGTAAAAATTATGTTATTATTATCAACCGTATCTCGGAAATTTAATAGGGTCGCCACCTGTAACTTTATTGGCGAACTCTATATAAAACTCATAAGACGATAGACATTCAATCGCATAATCGTTGCTCTTCCACCCCCCACCAAAGGCAGTGCCATTTGCAATTGGCAATGTTTCAAGTTGCTCATAGGTTGGAGGTACGCTTACGCCATTTACCCAAGTCTGATGATTAGTTCCCTCTAGTATATGAGCTAAAATTTCCTGCATAGAGTAAAATTTAATTGTTCTGTCTATGTAAAAATATTTAATAAAGCTGGAATTATACAACTCAGCCGCAGTAACAAGAGTAATAGGTATCTCTGGGTAAAGGACGTAATCAACATTGCCAAGACCGTCCGTTACCCAAAACTCAGGAAAGTTGGCTGGTGTATTTGCAATAGGTCCAATTCCAGACATATCAGTTACATAGAAAGTGCCGTTTACTATGCCGCCGCTAACATCTGGCAAGCTCTCATACATTAGCGGAGCAGTTGCGGTTATGCTTATTTCGTGATATTCAGTAGGTCCAACTGGTAGTGTCCACGCTATGATATTATCAGTCCTTACTGCAGTACCGCCCGTTACGATAGGCTCTGAATAGATATAGGTTGCGTCATAATCTAGTATTGTTATATTTAAAATTGTATTACCATCTTGTGATACCCAGCTACTTAAATTAGGCTGGTCTGTCTGTTCCATCTGCATAACTGTTACATTTGCTTGCGGACTTATCAGTTTATCACTTGCTTTAGCCTGAGCATAAAACCACATTTGCACCCCATCAAAAGCCCAATCGTCTAGCGCCCAAATGAAACGCTCTTCTACTTCGTCTAACCATATAACCGCATCATTCCCGTCTTGATTTGAAAAAGCGTTTACATATTCCACATTGATATCATAGTTTATAATCTTAATGTAAACCACATCAAAATCTGTAACATATATTGTACCCTCTTCATCAAGGTTTACATTTAAAACAGGGGCTTCGTTGTTGATTAAGATTATTTCTAATATAGGGGCGTCTGTTATTTCTACATCATCTCTATCATACTGCTCTTGATATAACTCAGATGTTGGTACATTAGAGGTTATAGTTATACAAGTTGGAACAAAAGCGGATATATCAATACACTTGTAAGTTTTGGCGGTTATTGAAATACAAGTTGTCTTATCACTTGATTTTTCAGTTGATTTTTCAGTAAACCTGCTTATTATTGTACCCATCTTAAGTTAAACTACCTATTATAAAATTTTGAACGGCTTTTACAGATTTGAATAAAACTATCTTGTTTGAGATAACGCTTTTGGATTTGCTTATCTCTTTTTGTATCTGTTTAGTTTGAGTTTCGATTAAGCTTCTTGACATTATTATTCTCCACCGCTTTGAACTAAAGTATCTGCGTAAATTCTGCCACTTCGTGGTGCAGCTGCATAAAAACGACCTGTGCTTGATTGGAATAATTTATAGACATAATCCTCTCCTGTATCTAAGTATGTATTCCAAGTGATTCCATCTAAAGAGCGATATATACAACCTGTGCCGCCACTTCCTACATATAAATATCCGTTTGAATGAACCATAATACTCAATAGAAAATAATCGGGCGTAGAGTGTACTTCTACCCAAGTTATTAAGTCTGAGCTTCTGTATATTTTAGCTGCGTAGCCCGTTGTGACATAATAATACCCACCTGTGTAAATAAAAGACATTAGCTCGTTCTCCTCCTCCCCAAAGTCATAAACCAATGTCCAATCTGTACCGTTGCTTGAGCGATATAGTTGACCTAAATACCCAGTTGAGGCATACACATAACCGTCTGTGCATGAACATAAATCATAAACCTCATCCACAATGCCATACCAAACTTGTGTCCATGAAACTCCATCAAGTGAACGATGAATGCGACCATCCCCACCTGCATAAATATACCCATCTGAATGGGATATTAATGATGATATCCAAAGCGAAGCACTCTCATAAGCCAATGTCCAATCTGTACCGTTGCTTGAGCGATAAATTTGACCAAGTGAATCACCTGTTCCCACATATTGATACCCTTTATGGACGCAGTAGCTATAAATATACTCTTCAGTGGGGTGGTTATACACAACACTCCACACATCACTATCTAAGATACTTCGATATACCCCACCACTCTCCCCACCAGATGTTGCGTAGATATAACCATTAAACTCCACCATGTTGTAAAAAGAAGTGTCGGGATGCTCAGACTTTATTACTAAAACACCATCCCAACTGAATGTAGCGGGTTGCGCATACCGTTCCCCAACTATATCCATACTCACTTTTGCACCTTGTATTTTTTCATTGATTGAAATTGTTTTATACAATAAACCATCGGCTTGAAAAATATCCCCAATATGTAAATTATCAATATGGTATGTGTTTATAGATATTCGTTTATGGATATGACCCTCTTCAAGCAACACATTCTCAGCTCTAGCCTGAGCAACTTCGTAATTTGTTAGGAGTTTATCTTCAATATAAACCGTTTCAGTGCCACCGTTTACAACTTCAAACGATAAAGTAAGCTCGTTGTTTGTAGTTGTATTTGAAGTGTCGCTTATTAGCTCTGATGTATATTCTGCCATTTTTTGCCTTTATAAAATTATAGCATACTATGCAAACTCTGCATAGGTTGTATCAATAGTTATATAAGTACCTTTTTTGATATGCCCCGTATCAACTATAACTTTTTCAGCAGTTGACAAATAAACCAAAAAAGTACCATTACTTGCTATTGTATAGCTTACACCTTTGTATGTTACCGATTTGCCTGCGACTTTGTGAGCCTCTGTATCTAAAAGACTTGCTACGTCAATAGTTCTATGCGTTGGCAAAAGACAAGTCCCGTCCTCTGGGTATTCAAAAGTCGTAACCCCGTTATCATTATAAAAATCTATCCATCTTACAGTATTAGAAGCACCAACCGCTGGAATAGTATATCTATCCACTATTGCCGTGTAAGTACAGGTAATGCTAAGGTTTAAAAATCTGCTTTGAGTAGTGTAGTAAATATAATAACCGCCAGCGTCATACTTTGTTAATGGAACGATTACAGAGCCTATCATTGCCTCGCTTATCTCTATGTCGTTTGAAGTGTAGAAACCAAATACATCAACGCCCGCATCGGTATAGTTTGCGGTTAGATTTTCCATCGTAGCACTAAAAGATTTCTCTACGCTTAAGCCTACTTCTTTGGTAATTCCTAGCATAAAAGTGGTATCAAAATCTCCGTACGCATAGTAGGTATTAACCACCGTTGGAACTGCTGATGGATTAGACACGAATGATATGTTGTTAATAGTGCCGATAACATCAAACTGGGTAGGTGTATCTAAGCTCATACCCTCGCCGACTAATTCAATAGAGTTGTTGTTTAAACCGCCCATATCCAAAACATCAGCGCACACATCTATCGAAATATCTAAAATTTGATTTAAGTATTGCACATTGTAAATATTTGAGCGTGTTTCAAAGTCAAACTTACCGTTGTATTGGTACATCTGAATCACTTTAGTTATGTATGTGACCGTGATTATTCCGTTCAATACCGAATCAAAAAGAATGACATTCTGCCCTTGAATAAATTGATATGTCGCATCGCTTACAACCACGCCGTTAAGTGTGATTTGCTTGATACTATCTATACCACCGTTCACTCTTAAGAAATTCGCGTCAAAAGTCTCTTGAACTAATACTTCTTTGAATGAGAAATACATCGTGCCTAAGTTTGAAGCTATGTTTACTATATTGTCGGGTGTTGGATTAAACATAAAATAAGGGCGTGAGCAGTCCTCGTTTGTTACCATAGTGATTAACGGCTCCGAGAGTATATCCTCTTCGTTTGCGTTGAATACTACCTTATTTACAAGTGGAGAGCCTGAGTAGTTATCAGAATATTCTTTGCTTGTTAATACGGCGTCGGTAAAAGTAAATTTTGGCGTTACAGATGGATTTATTCTAAAGTGTTCTGCAAAAATTAAATGATTATCTACTTCATAATAAGTGCCGCCGCTTACTGATACTAAACTATCAACTCCCTCTAATTTTGAACCCTCAAGCGTGAAAGAACCCTCATTGAATTTAAAGTCTGGTAAAGTGTTGTAATGGCTTATTTCTGAGCATAGAGCGCCTATTATTTCGTTACCAGTACCTGAAAATAAATCATTGATTTTTGGAGAGAATGGATAGTCTAATAAGCACCCCTGAGTTTTAGCGATTATCTCATAAGCACCTTTATAATCCCTATCCACATCAAAGAGAATGAAGCTGTAAACCATAGTGCCGATAGTAGCAACTAGTCTTATATCTTTATTTCGGATAAAAGTTTTATCAATCTCGTAACCCATCATTGACATAGATAATGTTGAATAGGCTTTTTTGTTTTCTCGTATGATTTCGGCATCTGTTACATAAGCGGTTATATCAACTCCGTTTAAAACAAAAGAGCGGGTAATGTTTACTATCACATCGGATGGTGTAATAGTTACCGTGTCGCCCTCAAAGTATCCATTTGCTATATAGCCTAAATCATAATAAGCCATTTTATACTACCGTTCCCATACCATCAGTCCACGCTGTACCATTCCACCATATCGGCTTAGATAATGTCGTGTCGTAATAGTATTGACCGATAAGTAAGTTTGTTGTAGGTCTGCTCGCTGTAGTTCCCGTTGTACCCGCTGGCAAATATACAATCGCACTGCTTGAGCTGAATGTTTGAGCAAATGCACTAAGAACGTTTGAAAATGAAGTGCCACTTTTTGCATAAGTCACAAAACCAACAAGTGAGCCTAGCCCACCTAGTATAGTGGGTATTATTGTCGGAGGAGTTGCGTTATTTGCCTCTGCCTGAGATGAATACTCTGCTTGACCCATTACAACCGCTAATCGTGATGGAGTATTATTAATAAGATAAACCCAGCTTACACCAAATTTATTATTGCTTAAAGTTACGGGCGTTCCTGTGTTGTTATCGTAAGTAGTGGTGCTTATGAGCTTACTATCTGCAACCTCTGTAAAACCTCCAACTCCGTCTCTATAGTAAAGAGTAAAAACGTTTTCGTTTGCCGTGCCAGCTACGTTTGTGTCAAATGCAACGTGGGGGACTTCTATTATTCCGCTATAAAATGACCCCTCCGTTAAGCCTAAAGCTAAAGCCGCGGGCTGAGATAAAATAGTGCCGCCCTCGGCGTGTATATATTTAGAAAAAGCATAAAATAGTTTTCTTAGTTTTGTGGATATGTCAACATTCTGTCCCACTGAATTTTGAACATCTAGCACAGTTCCTTTTTTGTATATGGTATAAGCCAAGCGTTTATCCATGCAATTTATAATAGACCTATCTATAGTTGCTTTAAAAGTAGGAACGCCCGCATTATAATCAAAGTAGACATAGTTAGTGGAGTTATCGGTAAGCGCTAGATTTGCTTGAGCTGATATTTCAACTGCGTATAGTGGAGTAGTTGCGTCTGCTGTTGCTCTTATTAGTCCATAACCCGCTGCGAAGCTTACAGTACCGTCTACATTCTCGGTTATCGCGCACCCACTCATAACCCCTGCACTTTCAGTGTGTGAAAACAGCTCTGTTGATGTGCTTATCTCTGCTGGCGCACCTATTAGGTTAGTGGGTGCAATATCATCCATATCAAGAGCCGATAATTTTGATTTTTCCGCATCAGTAAATGCGTTTGTATCTGCGTTTAGCTCATACTTAGTTTTGATTTGAGCATCTGTATAAGTAGTGTCTTTTAGCTTAACACTCCAAACCGCCGCGCCAACTGTTGTATCGGTGCATAAATATAAATAGCCCGTTGTGTAATCAAACCACGTTGATTCGTTTGCCGTGAAACCCTGAGAGCCGTCATTTGTAACTGCTGGGGCTACATTTGATAATTTCATTTTTAAATCAAGATATTTTATATTTGCGTCACCCTCTGTATATGTGAGTTCAGCGCCCTTTAATAATCTATAAGTCAATGCCATTTTTAAATCCTTGCTAGGTTAATTTCCGCCGTGTAATATTCAAAAAGTTTAGTATCGTAAACCCTCTCAAATTTAACTGCACCGTTTTCGTGTCTAAATCTAACCGCTATTACCTCATCGGCAGTAGTGGTTATAGTTGTTGTCGTTCCAAGTGAAGCCGCCGCCAAAGCTTTTATAGCATCTTTTACGGCTATTGTTTGCCACCCGCTCTCTTTGCTTGATAGTGTGATGTTCTTTGCGTTGGTTGCTACTGCCTGCTCCCAAACTATCACACCGCCGTTTATAGTGCTTTGTACCTCAGCAGTTACAGATGGAGTATTATTGAAATCAACCCACCACAAAGGATATGTAAGAGTTATCGTGCCTATCTTTTTAACTGTCATTGCATTTTCCTTAAATATCTTTCAAGTGCGCTTGCAACTTGGTCGTCTGTTTGCATATTGAATGAAGTCTTATTGTCTGGCATCATTAAACTAAGATTTACACTCTTAGAAGCACCGCCCTCGACTTCGCCGCCATCTGCTAACCGCAAAGCCTCTTTTGGTATAGCTCTTGCATTTAGGGCTTTCATAAAATTAGTGCCGTAATAGTCAACCGCTCTAACATTCTGCACAAACTCGCCTCTTGTAAGAAGTGACGGTACATCATCTTTGCCGCTTAAGTCGTGTCCTGGTATTTTGCCTCTTCTTTTTTGGTATCCGCCACCCGTTGCAAATTTACCTATTGCACCTGTAACCGCCCCGCCTGTTGCTTGAGCGGGGATTACTACTTGTCTTATGTATTGCGTAAGGACAGGAAGCGGTCTTGATAATTCCGCTCTCATTCTCTCATTATTTGACATCGCTTCACTTGTATCTGTGCTAACGGGTGCGACTATTTCAGTGCTCTCTATTTTGATTTTAGCGTTACCGTAATCAGTCTCGTCTGTTACTAATTCGACTGGTGCATTTAAAGGTTGCTCTACACCGTCTTTAAATTTCTTAAACTTTGTGAAGCCCGCTTTAGTATCAACATCGACCTCTGTTTTAAGTCCGCCTTTTTCGACTTCATTCTCTAAGTCTGTGAACTCTTTATCGTCGGCGGTTACTTTTATCTTTGCGTCACGTTCTTTATTTGTGGTTTCTGCTAGTTTTGCATCAAGTTGAGCGACCGCCGCATTAACAGCCGTGAAGTCCATATCAAACTTTGCACCCGTTGCCATTGCTACGATTTTACCTATTTCTGTTACTAATGCCTTTTGAGCTTCGATTTGAATTTTAACAAGTTCGATTTCTGCTTTTTTATCTGCTATTTTTTGATTATGTAGCGCAATTTCATTCTGCTCTTCGGCACTATAAACTTGCTCCATAAGAGCTTTGCCAGCGAGTAAATCTTTTTTAGCTTCATCGGCTGTTTGCTTTTTGGTAGCTCGTACTTGCTCGTTTACTATAATCTCTTCGCCAGCGCTTTGAGATACAAGTGAGTTATATTCGCTTAAATATGTTTTCGCTAATTCTAAGTTACCAGATTCTATCGCTTTTTTAGCATTTGCATATGCTATATCGGCACGGCTCTGAGCGTCTTTGTAGGCTTGATAATCGTCTAATCCTTTTGCGTAAATACCAGCGATTTGAGATTCCACACTTAAGTCAAGTGCGGCTCTTTTATTTGCGTAACTTTGTCTAATATTAAATAGTTCTGATTCTAGTTTTGCGAGTTCGCTTTTATGTTTATCTTCTTGACTTTGTAATTTAATAAGTGTATCTTGATTTGCAGATAATCTCTTATTTAGAGCCTCTTTGTTTTTCTCAAATAGTTTCAACTGCTCTTCATTATATTTCTTTTGAGCGGTTTCTTGAGCTTTTGTCGCTTCCGCGTCTCTCAGCTTTTGAGCTGTTAATTCTCTCTGTTTTTTAATATGTTCGTCAACTTTTGCCTCTTCTTTGTTTAGCTCTGCTCTTGCTAAATAAAGCTTTTTATTTTGCTCTTCAAGCCCTTTTAGCGCCGTTTTGTACTCTTCGGTTTTTACAATAGTAAAGCCGTTTGTTTTATTTAACTCTTCAGTTTTTGCAATTGCGTCATCTAGTTGTTTTAGTTGTTGTAAGTTATTTTCAATCTGAGCATTAATAGCCTCTTCTTGTATAGTAATTTGTTTTTTAGTTAGTTTGGTATTGTCTTCTAATAGCTTACCTTGATTTTTTAGTATCTTGTTTAATTCATCTTCATTTTTTGAAATATCTCTTATTTCTTCAGCAAACCCCGAGTCTGTAATAAGTCGCATATTATCATAGCCATACTCAAGCCATTCGCTAACTTTTTGCCAACCCTCTGCCGATTTTCCGAGAATTGATAATAGCCCTCCGAGTGCCGCACCAACCGTATTTACTCCGCTCTCAAATCTATTCCAGTCGGCAGAATCTAAAGACTCTATAAATTTAAGCATTTTGTCGGTTATTTCTGCCACTAAAGGGAGTAGTTTTTGACCTATTAAAACTTTTGTATTTTCAAGTTGAGCGTCTAGTTTTTGGAATTTTTCTGCGCTTGTTTCGCCTGCGTCCGCGTATCTTGTAACAGCTTCCGCGCCTGCTTCTATAACTTGATTTGTGAGAGCCATTGTCTTTTGTTGCGCCGACATTTGCTCGACTGTAATACCTAGAGAATCGGCATACTTCTTGTTTCCCTCTTCTAGCTTAATAGTTAAGCCTAGGTTATCAAGTATCATAGGAGAGCCGCGACCGATACCTGTCGCCATATCACTAAATGCCTGAGTTAAAGAAATTCCCATATCTTTAGCTTTAACTTTTGCAACTTCCATTAAGTCGCCTATCTTCTCGAATGGAACTCCAAGAGATACGGCTTTAGTTGTTGCCTCGTATAAAGCTTTGTCGCTTATTAAGCCCTCTGATGATTCTTTGATGCGATTAAATTCAGTCTCGGCGTCTAAGCCCATTGATTGCATAATAGATGTAAATGCGGTTTGCGCCTGTTCCGCGTCACTTGCTAGTTTCGCAAACTCTACGGCTTTCATCGCTATTCCAAGAGATGCCATTGCACCTGCGACTGTTTTGACGGCGTTGCTTATACTTGTATATCCGTCTGATACTTTTTTAATATCTTTAGCGGTTGCCGCATATTTCTTATTTTCTTTTGTAAGTTCATCAACTTTTTTGGATAAATCGCCTATATCTTTTATAGCTTTATCACTATCGGCTTTTATTTTAATTAAGAGTTCATTTTCAGTTGCCAAAAGTTGCCTCCAAAGCCTTTAAGTTGTTTTTATGTGACGGTTTTTTCTTTTTTGGCGGATATAGTATCTCTTCGATTGTTTTGTGTTTTAACATTCTACCAAGTCCTATTCTAGCCATTGATTTTTCGTCCTCTTCATAAACTGATTTTATAGCTATGTTAAAAAATCTTATTCTATAATTATAGCACGATTGATGCCCCTTTGAGATAAGAAATGAAACAAGCTCTACTACTTTTTTCCCTCTTCGCCCTCGCTTTTTTTATGGCGGTCTGGGTTTGTTATGTCTAAAATCTTTTGGACTATTTCGTATCGTGTACGACTTCCAAGTTTTAAAATCTCATCTTCAGTGAGAGTTGAGCCGTCTTTTATGATTTCGTTATCGCAGTATAGCTCTGGATTACGCTCAACCATATCTATAAACTTTACGGATAAGTCCATAATTTCAAACTCTAAGTCGCCGACTTTGCATTTTTCTCTAAACTCTGGGAACTCTAGCATATACATCCTTTTTAAAATTTATTGTAACACCCCTAAGGGTGCTGTGTAAACTTTAGAACGTTTCAGTTGTAAAGTATTTACCAAGATGTTTAAGAGCTGAACCCTCAAACGAAATAGTAGTGAACTCGCCTGACTTTAGCGCGACATCTCCAGAAGCGTTAAGTGATACTTTTTCAAATACATATTCGTGAGAATCTCCAACTGAAGCCTCGCCTGTATATGTCAAACGACCTTGAAGTGCGTCTAGTTGCATAGCGTTGATTAGAGTACCTGTTCCCGCTGGTGCGTTTACTGTTAAGTGTAGCACATCTGTTGCAGAAATAGAACCTCCGTCAAGGATAACGATATAACCGCCTTTTTTAGCAAGTGTATAATCCGTACCCTCTACATAAGTAGTTGCATCTGTAACGTCTTTAACTACAACACTTGTTACATTTCTATATCCTGTATTGTAACGACCGCCGATAATAACTGCCGCTGTAACCACTGCTACGTCAACCGCCGCTGACTGAGTAACCGCACTTGTAGAACCAAGATAAGCTCTTGATAACATTGTAGGCGAAATATCTGCCGTTGTAAATGATAAAGTAACAGTACGACCAACAACATAATCTCCGTCAAGTACGGATTCTTTTGTCTCGGTATCGTTATGCTGTACTTTTTCAACTTCTGTTGATAGTGTGATTTCATCAGTTGTGCCAAAAGCGATTTTATCGCCTAATGTCACACCGTCTGTCGCGTATGGCTCAATGAATAGAGCGCCGCCCGTAATTTGCAATTTTGTTGCCATTGTTAAACTCCCATAATTTCAGTTGTAATAAATAACCAGTCGTTTTCTACATCTCCGTATAACAAGCCGCTTTCAGAGCCAGAAAAATAAAGTTTTCTATCGTGTGTTAAGCATAAGATATTTATAGCTTTTATCATCGTATCGCGATTAACACTAACAGGAATAATCACAAAAAAAGTAACTATTCTATTAAGTGTATTTGAGCCTTGACTTGACTTACCTACCCTAATTTGAACGTTAGGGTGTAATGCCGTTACAATGGGCTTGATAATAGCTATAACTTCACTTTCAGTATTGAACATTTAAGATAACCTTTGTCATTCCGTTTTCTGGCAACCAGCTTGATGCCGTGTAAGTAGTTCCGTTGATTATAAATGTGGATGATGTCGTTATCGCGCTAACATCACTTGACTTGCAGAGGCACGTATCTAAAAGAAACGTATCTGCGGGTTCTTTGTCAAAAAGAACATTAATCGGAGCGCCGTTAAAAGTTGCAGAATCCGCAAACTCATTAACATTTAGAAATAAATCTACATCACTCGCAATAATGTCTTTTAGGCTCATTTTTTACCTTTTTTCTTCGGCTCTTCAAGGACTTCATCTTCAAGGACTTCATCTTCAAGGACTTCATCTTCTTTTGCAACCAAATCTAATGCTGATGCCTTTATAGCTATTCCGTCAAGGATTAGTTTTTGAGCTAATCCCTCAGGAATTTCTACTACATCACCCGCCTTAAACTTATCAGTCCTAAAGTCAATAGGTTTTAGTAGTTTAAGTTTCATAGGATTAACCTATCTTCACTTCAACAGTGCCAGCCGTTGCAGCCGCTTTTGTACTTACTGCAAAACCTGCAAGCGTGTTATCCGTTGCTGTTGTAGTGATACTTCTAGCAGTTGCATCAAAGTAAACTACTGCACCAAAAGCGATTGCGTCTGCCGTTGTTGCTGTAAACTCGTAAACCTCTGAAATTGCTAGACTGATTGTCTCACCTGATACTGCGTCATCTAAAGCGATACCGATACGACCTGTTAATGGAATTACATCGCCGTTGGCAATAGTGCCAGCCGCTACATAATCAACTACTTGACCTGCTTGAATTCTTTTTGCTTCTTTAGCCATTTTGTTTTCCTTAATTGAATTTAATCAAGACGCTATTAAGCGCCTGGATTTTTGTACATTGAACGATAGTCCTCAGCAACTACACCGAAGTCGAATACACCTTGGAATACAGTTCTCGTTAAAGAAGTATTATCAAGTTGAACGATTGGTCTGCGACCTGTTCCTGAAAGATAACCAGCTTTGATTGTACGTGTACCACCTGCTAAGTACCATGCGCCTGCATCAAGTTCACTATCCACGATAACTGTCATAGCTTTATAGAACGGATTGATTACATTGCTATTTTTACTATCAGTTGTTGAAGCAAGTGAGTTGATAATAGACAACGCTGTAATCTCTTGCTCTGGAGCTACGATTAGGAAGCGAGGCAAAATATTAAGCGCATCGCCGACTGCCGTTGTTTGACGCTTCATAGCTGTCATAGCCGCTTCTAATGTTGCTGCTGAAAGTGCCGCACCGCTTGAAGCAAGGTTTTTATGAGTTGCAGTGTTGAAAATTGCAATACCATCTTTCATTTTGTATGAAGCATAAGCGCCTTTTGCTTGTAATAAGTCGTAAACGATACCGTTTGCAGTACGCTTTGCCATTTTTCCAAACTCAGCAAGCAAGCCGTTGAACGCGCCCAAATCATCATTTATAATCATTTGGCGTGTGATTGCGAACTCGTTAGCGAATGATTCAATTTTCCAGCTCTCACCGCTCTCAGTAAGTTGTTTTTCAGTAATTTCGCCAGCTTCATTAAGCTTTGACAATCTGCCTGAAGTTCCAAGTGTCACATCGGAGTTAGTTTTGAAGTCATTAACGTCCACTTCTTTAACCCATAAGCCATAAGTAGCCATTTCTTCATCGTAGCCTTGAGCTAGAACTTTATTAGCTACATTTGCAAGGATTAAAGGAAAATCTGCCGTAACCATTGCGCGGTTTGCGATTTCGTTTCTGTCGAAGCTATTTACACCTAAGAACTTACGTGCAAAGTCTGTCAACGAAGCGCCTCTGAGTGAATCAGCGTCTTTGTGAGCGTCTTTTACTTTGACGCCTGCGTTTAATGCCATTGCATCTGTCATAGCCACTATCATGCTCTCACGAGTGCTTTCGTCTTTAACTTCAGCGTGGAATTGCGGTTGCGCTTTTGATTTTTCGTCAAGAATCGCTCTTGTAAACTCGTCCACCGTTCCGTCTTTTTCAAATTTTGCTCTAAGCTCTACACTTGGCTCGTATTTAGCTGATACAGCGTCAATCTCTGCTTTGCGTGTAAGCTCTGCGTTTTTAGCTCTAAGTTGATTTAACTCAACCTCTTTTGCCACCTCTATATCTTTGCGAACTTTGTCAAGTTCTGCATTTTCTACATCTGTTCTCTTAGATACTTTTTCAAGCTCTGCAAGACGTGCCATTAACTCTTTAAGCATTTCTTCTTCTCCTGTGTTTAAGTTGGACTCGCGCCCTGTATGTTTAGCCCCTGAATCAAAACCAATACCAACCGCTGACAATTCTATAATGTCATAATCAGTAATGGTTACCAAGTCAAGTTCCCCTTCTCGTTCTTCTACCTCGTATTTATTGATACGATAACCAATAGATACATCAGTAAGCGTTCCGTTTTCGTACTTTCGTTTTATGGATAACCCATCATCATCAAAAGATACATCCGCGAGGAGTTGACCGTCTTGTTTTCGTGTATTTGTAACTTTACCGATTGCATCATCAACTCCTCTGTCGTGGTTTTTGAAAAAAGTGTTTAGCGACTGGGTATTTGCGCCGTCTATGCTTAGTCTTTCAACATAAAACTGCCCTGAACCCCAGTCAAAACGCTCACCGTCGTTCTTATCGGACACCATCACGAATGTTAGTGTTCCGTCATCTCCCTTTTGTGTTGAGATTTGAGCGGCTCTTGTTTGCGTAACGCCCTTAAGTGCTTCTCTTTTATTCAGCATTTAATCCTGCCTCCTCTGTTTGAATTTGTGTCGGAGTTACAAAGCCGTACTGCTTCATAAGTTCCTCTTCTCCCTGTTTCGTTATGAGTATCTCTTCAAAATCTTTGCCTGCCGCCATACACTCATCGGTCATAGTGGTAAGATTTAGAGCAATTTCCATTTCTAGCGCTTTCAAGTTTTTAACAGGGTCAACCCAGTCACGTTTTGGATACGACCATTTAGGCGCGACATATGGAGCTTTGTCTGCCGCCCACTTCATAGGACTTATAGGTAAATTACCCATTAGCACCTCAACTTCTAACCACGCCATAAAGACATCATCTAAAAAGTAAGTAGATATATGCGACTGTTCGTCGTCAAAGCGCTTGTTATCTTGAATAAGTGAGGCACGACTTGAAGCGAAATTGACTTGACTATAATCTCTAAATGCCAACTCATAAGATATTTTACGAGCCGCTGCAATAGTTCTTACTGTCGAAGTAATAAACTCGTTATATCCATCTCCGTTATGTCCGTTTACGTGTTTAGCTACTTTTTCGCCCGGACGTAGGTAATAAACCATTAATCCGTTAATATCGTGTAAATCTTCGTCTTGAGTGCTTGAAATAGGCGTAAAATCTCCTGCCGCTCTCTCCGTTTCAATAGTATAAGCGATTTCAGCGTTTGCGCGCGCACCCTGAATAGTAGCGGCTTGATATGCGCTAAAGTTCTTAATATCTAAAATTGCTTGCTTGTATTCACTCACACCTCTGTATTGAGTAGGACGCTCACACTTGTAATAGTTTATGATACTATCAGCGTTAATATCTATTGCGCCGTCTTTACCTGTAAAATGGTACTTGACCACTTTGCCGTCTTTGTCTAAAGTCATACCGCTGTTACCGCGATTTGAGTCGAGAGCATCGGCTTCTATGAGTTGAAGCTTTAAACCCTCTTTTGTAATTTTCTTATAGATAAAGATTTCGCCGTCTATCATACGGTTTGCTAAAATAATCTTTTGCATATCTGCGAAACTTAATCGACCTGAAACATCGCATAGAGATTTATGTTGCCAAAGCTTAAAGCGGCGCTCTATTTCGTCATCTAGCTTGTTATCGCCCGTCTTTGATTGTAATCCGATACCTTTGCCGATAACATTATTTATAATCGCATTGTCAATATTTGACATAATAGGATTGTTTGCCGCCAACCAACGGGAACGAGCACGCATAGTGTCACGGTCTGATTTTGCCGTATCCTCAAAAGGACTGTTAGCATTCCAAAAGTCACGGTTTGCAGCTGTTTTTTTGCCGCCCTCGTAGAAAGAAGCGCGCTTTTGTGCAGCTTTCGGCTTTATGCTGAATAGATTACGAAAAAACGACATTCTTAACCGCTTTTTGTGTAGTTGATGTTTCAAAGTTGTAGTTATAGCCATATTTTGCGACACGGTCTAAAAGGGTGCTTTCGCGCATAGTTAACTCATTTAGGTTTGCTTTAGACATAGAACGCCCAGCAATAGAGTAGCTTTGCCCACTCATCACGGCAGTAATAGCGGTTTGTACCTCTTCTAGTTGCTGTCCAAGTGTTTTTAACGACATAAGCCAACCTTTAAACTATTTTTAAAAGTATAGCATAATTTTTATCAATACTCATCTAAATAACTCTTTCGTTCTCTTTTTGGTTTCTCGGCTTGTTTTTGCGTGAACATTAAAGCGCCACGACGAGTCAACACCTCTAAGTCCACACCCGCTATAAATAAAGAGGCATAAGCGTATCTTCTTACGTCTGCCGCCTCCTGTCTTGCTCTTGTTTTATGCCAACGCCCAAACTTATCTCTCTTCTCTCCCGTAAGTTGTTTGAAATACTCTTCGTCGTAAACATCTTCAGAGGGGAAGTGCATATAACCAGCTCCGTGTGATTCCGTCATTAGATGAGAGAATATAACATCCGCCGCCATATTAACACCTACACTATAAAGTGCTACATTCCCTTTGTTTGAGCGTGTTGCTAATCTTGGAGCGATAGGAGCGTCAATTGCACCCGCACCTTTTATAGCAAATATCCTGCGAGCAAACTTTGTCTTACAAAAAGCATAAGCCTCTTTGGCTCTATGCCCTCCCGTATCAACTGCCGCACAGTAAATTTTAATCAATCCGCCGTTATCGTGAGTAAATGTTTTATTAAGATACTCATCTAATCTTTGCCATACCTCTGGCTTTGAAGTATCGCCGTGAAATATCTTATAATCAATACTCCAACTCTCTTCAGCTTCTCCCCATCCTACCACTTCGCACTCTAAGCGGTTATCCTGAGTATCCACGCCTGCTGATAGAATAAGAACGCCGTCTGGCACTTCAGCGGTATATACCTCTTTTCGCTCCTCAAAGTTGGATATATTTACGGTTTCATAATCCTCTTCCCAAGTTCGCGCCAAAACCTCATTATAAAATGCTTTTAGTTTAAGTCGGTCTTTTTTAGCGGATAGAAATTCGTTTGCAATATCAGCCCAAGTAACATTAGGGGAGTATGATAACATCGCCCAGAAGTGAAATGACGCTGTTTTGTTTGACGGCTTTTGTGGTATCCATTTGCCGTGTTCATCCATCCATCTTTTATGTTTATCGAATATCCGCTCATCACACGATTTGCATTTAAAGTGAGCCGTTTCGGTTAAATGTTTAGTAGTTTTTCCTTTATCATCTATTTCTTTATCCCAAACCATATCTTCAAACTCAAAAAGCTGTAATTCCTTACAGTGAGGACATGGTAGCCACCTTTGACGCATATCTCCTTGTTTATACCAATAATCCACTTTAGAATAGTCAATAGTGCTATCTTGTATATCTTTATCGTATTCAGCGCCGACTGGCTTCCCACCAAGTATGTTTTTTCTAAGTGCAAAGTCTTGAGAGCGTCGGAGCATTGTCGTTATTGTATCTCCTGCCTTACCCGCTTCATTACTCCACGTGTCTATCTCATCGCCTATAACCACGCGAGCTGTACGGCGGTTTAAGTTTCTGTCACTCTCAGCGCCTAATATTTCTAAGTAGCCTCCCGGATAATTCTTTTTAATAGTTTTTTCTTTTTTGATACGCCCTCTAAGATTTGGAGTTTCTACTAATTTTGCAATTAAGTCATTATCTCTAATCATTGGTTCAATTTCGGTTTCCGCTACGCCTTTAGCTTCGGCTTCATTCGGATTGTAGTATAGAATAACGGCGGGTTGCTGCTCTATAAAATAGGCTATTGTTATGTTTATAAGTTTATTATATCCGACACGAGTTGGTTTTTTGACTATAACCATTTGATTGTAAGTGTCACACATAGTATCTAGTATTTCATTTTGATATGGGCGTGTCGTCCACTTGCCCGGTAAAGATGAACTCTCAGCAGATAACATAAAGTGATTATCCGCCCACTCGCTACCTGAAAGATTAGGGCGTGGTTTAAAAATACCTTTAGCAAAATCGAATATAACTTGTTGTTGCTCAGTCATAAATGCCCTGAAAGTCCATTTTTATAGAGTTTATATGTTCTTTTAGCCAGTCGAATGCTTCGTCTTTGATATCTGGGTATCTTGACTTAAGTGCGAAGGGTAACTCATCTAAGTGTTTTGAGAACGGTGAAGCTATTTTGTCGAGGATTGCTTTTACTTCTGAAATGGATATAAGTTCCTTATTCTCTCTTAAAAATTTCTGTTTGTTTAGCTCGCCAGTCCAAAAATCTTTTATTACTTGAACTTGTTGAGTTGGCGTTAATGTTTGTTTGATTAATGCTTCTAGCTCTGCAAGTAAATCGCTACTTACTTTTAAATCTTCATCGCCTGATTCTTTGAGTTCTTTCGGTATATGTTTTTTTGCAATATCTTTATCAACTTTGTTAAATCTTTGCTTTCCGTGCAGTATTGCTTCTTTTGCCTCTTCTAAATATAACTTACCGTTTGGTGCAGTGCATTTAACAAACAGCCCATTGCGAGCGTGCTTAGAAATCATTGGCGCGGACACTCCAAGTATCTTTGCTAGTTCCGCTTTTGTTACTTGTTCTCGTTTCAATTAACCATCCTCTTAACCATTAACCAAATTATAGCGTAAATCGGTTAAGTGGTTAATGATTTTCTTTATAATAGTTTAAGAGGCTCGTATTGTAGGTCGGTTAACCTACTTTTAAAATTTGATAAATAGAGAGATTTTGAGAGCTTTGCAACC